TGTCTTCTGTCTTTTTTAAATTGCCTATCTAACTTCGTTTTCATTCTGTTCATCTTGTGCTCAAGCCTGCCAATCTGCTTATAAGATAACCACTCCGGCTTGATATTCAGTTCCAGCCAGTACTGGCGCATTTCCTTGCAATGCCGGGCGATGCTCGGGAAATAGAGGTGTCGCTCGTATGGGTTGCGAAGGAAGTACTTGCAATCGGATAATAGACGACCAAGCATCATGTATTTATGCTTTTGCCCTTCTCCAAGACTGACAAGCCTTCCGTTGTCCCCGATCCACAGCATTGCTCCCTCTCCCTTCCAATTAAAGTCGAAAGCCTTGCTTACCGGATAATAATAGCCATCGAGCACCGTGCCTTCCTTTAGGTCTCGCCCTATCTCTCGCAGGCAGGTTCTTCCCCAGCTGGTCGTTACCTCAACCACTGCTTGTGCTGGTATCTTGTCGTATTCCTTCATATCTTGCCAAATTTAAATTTCTCTTTCCGTGATGTAATACTTGTATGTCACTCCACCCATTTTAACCTTGAAGTGTCGGTCTCCTTCTTCCATCATTTCTGCAAATGGGTTGTTCCTGAAGGTTTCCTTAATTCGAGAAAACCTTTCCTCCATTATCTCCTTGTTTCTGTAGTCTTCGATGTGACTATCAACTTGCCCAAGGCTATTTTTGCCGTTCAAAATGTATTGTTTCATATCTTGATATATTGTGCAGGGCTTGCGCCCTGCTGGTTAATACTTTTCTATCCAATACTCTGTAGTGAAGATTCCGAGAATTACTTTTTCAACCTTGAAATATCCTTCTCTTACCCAGTATACTGTCGTTCCCTCGCATTTCTTATAATGCTTGAACAATCGATTCAAATATTTCTCAGCATCATACTTGCGTGTTGATGAACTGAGAACCTCTGGCTCTGCTCCCTGGAACTGTCTCTTGACGTGATACATTTTTCTTGCCATGCTTTTATCTCCTATCTTTAATCGTAAAGCTCTTTTAATCCGTCTCGCTCGTTAAGTTGGGCTGCAAGCTTATCGGCTTCTTTTATTTCTGAAAATCCGAACCACTTGTTTGAGTGCTCAACAACCTTGTCTCTTCCGTTGATTTCGGGTTTTACGAGTGCTACGGTATAACTTCCGTAGCACTCGATAACTCTCCATACTTTCCAGTCGCTCATTTCTCTGTCCTCCCTTGATTACTTAGCATACAGTGTTACAACCAATCCTCTTCTGAGTGCGCAGCGGCAAGCGTCCATACCAGCCTTCAATGCTCGCTTGATGAACTTGTTGAAGAGTTCTGCACCGATGAGCTTCAAAATTCCGCTTACTCCTACGAGCGTGTTTATCTTCTTGCCATCCTCAGTGCGTCCGAAGACCTTAATACGGAAGTTAGAGTTGATGAACTTTGTAGTGAACTCTAAAATGTTTGAATTTGACTTTTTCATTTTTCTTTGGCTTAACCGTGTTGCCTAGGGCTTAGTTACTGAATGTTTAATGTGCTTATCTCCTAAACACGATGCAAAGATATTAATATTTTTCGGTTCCACCAAAACTTTTCCAGAAAGATATTAATATTTTAACTTTTATTGGCTGTTTATGTCGTAAGCACTGCTGTTTTCGGTCGTTTCCGGTCGTTTTCAGTACGCTTTCTGTCGTTTTCGGTACGCTTTCCACGCTCTATACAATAATAACCTGCACGCATTAGCTAGAATGAATATATCTAACTCTCATATCCCCTACCCCTTTTCTCTCAATGAAAAGTGTTCTTCAAACAAAAAATGGGCAGAAAAACGCTCTCCTGCGCTTCCTGCCCTTCTTGAAATTGATATTATGATTGAACCTAATGAACTCTCTTCTTGATGCGCTCCTTTATCCAGTTAACGGCAATGAGTGCCAGGAATAGCAATACGCAATCGCCAATGAATAATCTTATCTTGTGCCATGTGCTCACTGTCATCTCTACCTCCTTGGTCTTGTATCGGTTTACGTAATACTTGACCTTTACGGTGTCGGTCACGAATTTGTAAATGTCGCCCACGATGGTGTCCGTCTTGGTTGTCGTCATCCATCTGGTGGTCGTAAGATTGTGCCACCGCTCTTTGAATACAGTGTCGCCCTTGATGTACACCAGCACGCTGTCCTGCTTGAATATGCTGTCGTGCTGCCGGGTGTCCTGCAAGTGGATCTGTCGCTGGTTCACGCTGTCACGTCTTACACTGGTGTGTGCGCTGTCGTGATAAACCGTGTTATTTTGGGCTGTTTTAGCGCAGGAACAGCCAAAAATTAAAAGTGGGGTAATTATAAGCATGGCGAGAAATAACGCCACAGAACGCAAATTTCGCCCTTTTCTTGGATTTTCCATACTTTGAAATGTTTGATTGATGTGTTTATTACGCAAGCACCTCGATTTTCAAGGCTTCCTTGGCTCGCTTCAAATACTTCTCGCAGGCTGCCAGTCCATTGTACCCTCCGTTTATTTTCCTGCGGATAGCCTTCAAGTTGTCTTGGTCTGCCAACTCATTGCAGCCGAAGGTGTCGAATACCCACATCGAGGATTTCGTTGCTCCAAGAGAACGCTCCAGAAGTTCGGGACTGTCCACAACATCGAAGCCGCAATAATTGGCATACTTCCGGTAGTTGGCTCGCCCGGTAATCTGTATCAATCCCCTGCCCTTATACTTCACGCCATCGCCCTGCTGGGTGTTGCCGAGGTCTTTCCTGCCCTCGTAGGCTCTGCCGCTTGCCAGTTCCTTTGTGTATCTCAACTCTCCGCTTTCGTGGGCAATCTGTGCGAGATAGTGCGCCATTCGCAAAGGAGTATTGATGTGGAAATGCTCTGCCCATCCGTTGATGATTGGAAGGTAGGTGTCTGCCCTGCTGCCTGCATTCGGCATTACCTTTAGAAGTTGCGCTCTAGTTATCCTCATTATCTCCTCCTTTCTTCCTTTCTTCCTTCATAATCTCGACAACCGCCTTCGCAATCTCGTCCTTATTCTCCAGTATTACTTGCATCGTACGGTCTTGCTTGCGTATCTCAGCCTTCTCGTATGCTTTCTCTCGGATGCTCTTGAACTCGCACAGAAGCAGATACACCGTCCAGGCGATAGCGAACATAGGGAAGGGAGAGATAATACACGTAGCCACGTCCATAAGCGAAGCGATACCGAATGTCGGGAAATACTTCTTCGCCTTGTCGCATGTTTTCTTCAATCCGGTTGACGTTCTTGCAACATGAAGTTCCTTCGCCTTCTGTATGCCTGCTATCAGGTCAATTGTCATCGCTATCAGAATTGTCGTGAAACAGATAAAAATTACTAGGGCGCACAAATAAAGGTGGTGCACCTGAAAATCGTGAAATACTTCGCTCATATCAATTTATTTTTTTGGTTATTCCAATTTTTCCCAGTCAATGGTCACGCCCTTCCCGATGATGTCTGCCGTCCACCTGCAGAATGCCATACCCTCGTATCCGTCCGGATCACTGGCTACGGCAATAGCATACTGTACGCAGTCGCTCTCGGTCTTGATTACCTTCGGGTAGAAGTCCGCATAAGCCATATTAGCCAAATAGAGAATATCCCCGAGGGTCGTGCCCTTTGAGATTATCTCGTTGTTTGTCGCAAGCCGGATTTCGTCTACCGTCCAACGGTGGCTCGTTCCGTCTACGTTCTTCATCTGCTCGCTTGCCTTGATTGCTAGCTGCTTCGTGAAGTGGTAGCCGTGCTTGGCAACGTATGCCACGTACCCACTGGCTCCCATGAGTGCCTTTGCTGCCTTCTCGTATGGTAAGCTGTGGATGATGTCGCTCTCTTGATGCTGGTGTCGCTCTTCCTCGCTATCGCAGGAATGGCGCAAAACGATAATTTTCTTCATTGTGCGCCCTCCTATCCTAGTTTGTCGAGTAACTGTTTAACCATGCCACGAATGCCGCTTATATCGCCCTCAAGTGCCTTGAAACGCTTTTCGGTTTCCTGCTTCTCCTTGATTGCCGGGTTCAAAGCTGCAAGAAGTTCTTCGCCCTTCGCTTTCCGCTCCTTGCTTGGCTCGTATGCCTTGATTATCTCATCGGCTTCATTTACCAATTTCCCGACTTCGGGCAAAAGGTCTGCCTTGTCGGTTGCCAGTACGGTTTCGCCTGCAAAGGTTACTCCCAGGTGTTCGGGGATAGTGTAGATTGTCTGCTTTCCCTCCACCTCGATTGTTACGTCTCGCATGGGCTGTCCGCTGCTGGAAATGGTTGCGATGCCAGTGTTGATGTGCGGCTGGTTGTCTACGACCTTGCCTTCCTTAACTTCCACCGTCTGCTTGTCTAGCAGATAGACCGGGTGATTTCTCTGAATATTTTTGAATTCCATAATGCGCTCTTTTTAGATAATTCGATAAATAGACAAAAAGGGGTCTCACTGCTAGAACAGCGAGTTGCCCCTTGATAGATTTTGTTTAGACCGCCTACGCTCCAGTGGTGGTTGTGGTAGTCTTCAACGCTGCAATAAGTTCAGCGTTCTGTCGCTGCTGGCTCAACTCCAGGCGTGCATCGTTGTACCGCTGCTGCAAGTCCTGATGCCAGTGATTGTTGAGAACGTCAACGATGCGCTGGGTGTTGTCTTGGTTCGAGCGGATGATGTCGCACTTGTCCTGCTGAAGCTGGAAACCGAGTGCCGAGAAGCCTCGCTCTATGCTGCGGTTGTTGAAATCGAATCCTCGCTGCATCGAGTTCTCGATGTCCTTCTGCCCCAGCTGGTTGTCGTAGCCCATCTTGATGATGTTCTGCTGTGTGGTGCAGCAGCAGTCCTTCAACTGCTGGATGATGTTGAGGTTTCCGAGGTTCGCTGCGTTGATTACTCGCTCTGCGCTGAAACCAACCTTGCCGCCTACATCTTGGATTGCTGCCTGCACGCCACAGACTGCATTCTGCAGCTGGTTCATATCGCAGTTAAGATTCTGCGCCAGCTGACCAAGAGCAACGTTGTTGCCCTTCACTGCGTCCATCAGGAGAGCCGTATTATTGCCGTCCTGCATCTGTGTGCGAAGGCTCGCAATCTGATTCTGCAATTCCGTGTCCTGCAAATTGCCGCCACGGTTATTCCAGTCTCGCATCCAAGCCATCATCATCATATAGGCAAACGGGTTATTCATCCAGTTGCCCATACCACCGTTCATTGCTGCCAGCATAGTCGCTGGATCATTGTCTCTACCTCTAGCGAGCAAGGCTGCTGCTAGGTTGTCATTGCCACCGTCCCCAGTGCAATAGACTTTTTCGATTGTGTCTGCCATAAAATTTTGAGTTAATTACGTTACGGAAGCCAAATATTGGAATCCGCTGCAAAGTTACTCTGATTTTTGGCTCGCTCCAAAAAGTTAGTGTATGTGTATTTATCGAATTATTGTCAAAGAACGCTTTTGGTTATTTTCTTTTTGTTTCTTAAATGCAAATCGGCTCTACGTCCTTGTTTAGAAGGGTCGCTTGTGCCGTTGCAAGTCGATAAACTCGAGACGTACTGATATAGGTGTAAGCCATCTTGCTCAGATGTCTCACTGCTGAAACGGTGCGGTTTAATACGGTCGCAATGGTCGTAATGCTGAATCCTGCGTGTATCATCTGCTCAACGACCATACATCGTGCCATAACGAGGTTTTCTGCTCTCGACTTGCCGAGAACGTCTTCTCTCGTAATACTCAACTCTCCGTTCTGAAGTTCAATAGCGCAACACTTGATTACATTGTCTATAACTCGCCATAGTTCTTTCTCCTTGTCATTCATATATAATTTATTAAAATTATTGTATATTATTATATATATTTTCAGACGAAAATTGTATTATTCTACCCCCAACATAGAATCAATCATTCCGTCAATGGCTTCATCGGTCATGCTCTTCTTAATAGTAGGATCTGCGCCAATTGACTTCATCATCATAGCTACCCAGGGGTTGTCACTATCCAGCGTGGATTGTATCTGCTCCTTGTATGCTTCGTGAAGCTCGCCCGATTCCTTAAACTCCAAAAGAACCGTGCGCAAGGCTTTCACCACGTAGTTATCCATCAGCAATGGATTGTCCATTGCCGATGAAAGTTTGGTAAGAAGCACTGCAAGTGCTTCATGTAATTGTTTCTTATTCTTCTTCATATCGTCTTATTTTTAAATTTTAAAAGTCAGCGACTTAGAGTTCAAGTTTACCACCACAAGCATATCTTCTTGAGGTTTTAGTAACTCCTGCTTTAGGAGTTACTGGTTTTGCTCTACCAGTACTTTTTCTCATAATAGTGTATTTTAAAATTATTTTAGTTTTACTTGTTTTGAACAAACTCTGCGACAAGAAGACTAATATTATTAATCTTAATTAAGCGTGCATAGGTATTGTATGCCGTTTCCAAAAAGTCAATCCTCTTAAGAATTGGACCCTGTGATGTTTCTTCCATTTTAACCAGAACGCTAATACCAGCCTGGCTGCAATAAGTGCGACATTCTTGCGTTCCTGTAAAGACTACCTCCAGGATGCCTCCTTCCGATGCCTTTTGAAACCATTTAAATACGTTGATACGACCTGAATTATTAATGTTAACAATTTGATGATTTGCAACAAATGGAATATCTGAACTTTGAGAACTTTCAACAATAGCTGTGCCAAAACTTGCTTTTATTTTCGTCCAAAGCTTCTTTAGTCCACTTTCATCTAAGAAATTCATACAAACCTCCTTTCTAATTTAATGCATCAATTACCGATATTGGGATTGCGCTGTCCGCAGTAGCACCAGAAGCTATTCCATCAAGCTTAGTTTTATCTGCTCCTGACATAAGACCTGCTAGATTGGGAGAAGCTGCTGTAAAGTACAATGTACTACTTGATTTATCAAGAGTATTTAATACTACTGTTAAACGTGATGCCTCTCTCTTCATTGTTATACCCTGATAATCTACAGTTAAAAGTTTAGCAACATCAATACTAGATGTAACCTTTGATGTATCAAACAGGTCTAGTTTATCTTTATCTGGTCCAGTCATAAGACCAGCTCTATTACTTGCAGCTGAATACAGTTCAATAGAAGCTCTTGGTGATCCATTTACATCATTAAATATAATGAAAACAGAGTTTTTGGCATACTGAGCGTTTAAATCATGTAGTGCCTCATCTTTCTTAGCATAATCTGCAAGGTCTACTGTAGCACGGAAGTCTCCGAGTTTCTCCCATTTTGAAGCATCATAAGTTGCACTGGTATCACCAGTATAAATATATTCCTCATATTGATTCTGTGTAACACCACTAGCATCTTTAATAAGATAAATATGCTTCTTAATATTAGTTGTAGGAAGAGCAGTTACTACTTCTGCAACTGTAGTATCAAGATTACCTAATTGGTCTAATGGAACACAGCCATTTGAATCAAGTCCTGCAACACCATTAGCTTCACCAATAGGAATCATTTTTCCACTTGCAAAAAGATAATTAACCCCATACTTACTATTAGTAATATTGGATGGGTCTATTCTTATAGACTTACCACCGTCTGCCTCATTAAAAAAAGACACACTTCCTCTAATTGTACCACCAGTTAATGATAAATAATTAATATTAACCCAGTTCTTAATCTTCTCCCAAAAGGAAGCAAGTCCAATTGCGTCTAGAAATTGCATAATCTATTGTTTTAAATTGTTATTTACTAGTAATATCTGTTATCTGTTCCTCCGTGATTGCTGGAGGGAAGTCCTTCGTCACGATGTCGGTCACTCTGTTTGAAATATCCTTGTAGATGTCCGTGCCGAGTTTTTTTGCTGTCACGCTGCCGTCTCTGATGTTTCCAGTTGATATACAGTCCTCGGTCAGATGGTCGTGTTTGACCGCTCCCGGTTGTAGTTTATCTGAGGTCACACAATTGGATGCTAGGTGTCTGTTCTTTACAGAGCCATCGGCAAGCTTCGCTGCCGTTATCGCCCCATCCGCAATTTGCGCTTCCGTTATTGTTATCTTGGCGAGTTCACTCTTGATAATCCTAACGACTGCATCGTTCTCCAGTTTATCGTCCATCATGGCAAGCATCCTGCTTAACTCGACAACGATGTCGTAAATTTCCGTGCCGACACGCACCGCTGTGTTTTCTCCAACCTGCGTTGCATCTCGTATCAGCTCTGCCATACGGAGCATTTTTTGAATATCCTCGTTCATGTCTTATGTGCTTTTAGTTGCCTATTGCGTGAATGTGTGCCCTAGTTCCTCTCTGTGCCTTCACTTCCCCTTTCGATGTGAATGCCTTGAGATATTCGAGTGCATCTGATAAATATCTTTCTGCCATGTCCATGATGTCGTTGTATTGCTTGTTGTTCGACAAATCTTGAACATGGTCTGAATAATCGTCTCTGTGGCGCATTCCACCTGCTCGGCTTATAATTGTGCCATCGGCACGAAAAAGCCTCGCATACGTGAAATAAGCGAGTGCTTTGCGTATTCCGCTGGTGTACTTCTGCACCTTGGTTTCTTCTTGGCTGCAATCGCCCTCCTTCTTGGTAGTGTATTCGCCACCGTCCAGGAATACCGCAGGCTGGAAATCGGGCAATACTGAATCGCCCCACTCTCCCTGCTCGGTCGCTGCCTTGAACCGCTCATACCCGATGGCTGGTATGATGTTCGCATCTTCGCATTCCCGAATGTATGCGTTCACATCATCCTCATCTAGGTGTGTGCTGGTCGGTCGTGCCAGTTCTCGGAACTGATCAACCGTGATAAGTTGTTTTCTTTGTTCTCCCATAGGCTCAATCAATTAGTCTATCGTGTTGTTCCCTGCCACCTCGCTGCTGATATACTTTAGCGGCTGTAGCTTGGGGTCTAGGTTCTGAATGGCTGGGTCGTGCCAATTCTCGAAAATCTTCTTGAAGGCTCGCTCGATGAAACGCTGCTCGGTTGTCACTTCGCCAGCATAGTATTCGTAAGCGTCCTGCATAACTTGTCCGCTGAATCCCAGCTTGCCAATACGGATGGAGTAGAAGAGTTCTTGGTGAAACTGGGCATAGATGCGTTCGATAACGCTGCTGTCGGTCACGGAAAACTCCTTGTCGAAGTTCTTCGTTGGGAAAGCAACAACCTTCGGCTCGTCTTCCTCGTTCTCAACCTCGACCGCAAGAATCTTCGCTGTGTTCTCGTCGCCTTGGAACTGCAAAAGGTCTTCATCGGAAATCATCTGTCCGCTCTCCACCTCTTCGCCATTCTCATCGAACTTCGGAACGCCTTTTTTTGTTACAAGCATACACGATACGAGGAAGTTGTTGCGGACGTTTCGCATCTTCACGTTTCCCAGTCCCTCATCGGTCGAAATCTCCGTGATGGCTGAATCGTAGCTGGCTGTCGGATAGATGAACTTTCCGTCTAGGCTCTGCCACAGAATCTGCCCCTTGTAGCTGTCGATGCCGCCAGCGTTCTCAATCTGTTCAAGAACGATGTCGGGGTCGGGATTGAAAACGTTGATGCGCTCGATAGTCTTGTCGTTCACCATCAACCGCTTTCCGTTCCTCGTTTTCTTCTGCTCCCAGTCGGGGTGCAACAAGACGTGCGCCACGTTCCCCTTGTCGTCCGTCTCTTCCAGTCGGCAATTCTCAAATGGTACGTGGCTCACGCTCGACACCTGCCCTAGAACGTTGTAGTTTACATGAAGGGCAAAGCCTCCAAAGCGTGCGAGGTCTTGCGCTACGTTCCTGAGCAAATCGTCTGCCGTGTCCCCCTGCTGGTTCATCGCCAACGCTGCTAGAATGTCGCTATCAAAGCCGTAGCCCTCAATGAATCGGGCATATCGGTTAAGGCACAGCATTGCCGTACCGCTGGCTTCAGTGATGCGTGCGAGGTTCTGCGGATAAAGATTATCATATCCGTATGCCTGCATCTTGAATCGGCTGACGTAGCCAATATCAACCCTTCGCTTTGGCTTCTTAACTGTCTTAACGTTCATACTGCTTGTGTCGTTTTACTTGTTGTTTTGTTACTCTTCCTTGCCTGCTTTCTCGGCTTGGTCGATGTCTTTCTTCTTGTCGCTGCCTGCTGCTTTTTCGGCAGAATCTTTCCCATCGGTATCATCTGCACCGCTGTCGCTGCCTGCTGGCGGCTGCTTGTTCTCGATGAGTTCATCACTGGGTATCTTCTGAAAGTAGCTTTCCATGTGTGGGAACTTCGTCAGATATTCATGCGCTACCTTGTCGGTCAGGTTCTCATTAGTGAAAATCTTACCATGGTAGAAATCCGGGCAGGAAATGATAAAACCTGCCTTCATTGCGTAATTACATGTTTTTGGCATTGCCTTTTCTTTTTTGAGTTTTAGATAAATTTCGATTAAAGCATCGTGGTAACACTGCTGGCAGGTTGTCGGAACAAAACGCTTGCGTGTTACCTCGAAATATAGAGTTTCAATAACTGCCTTGTCGGTTGCATCAAAGGGACTGTCGAAACGTGCCTTCAACTCCCCGACCTTGGCTGTTGCTTCCTCGTAGGTCATGGCTTAACCTCCTACGGCTGCTGTTGTCAGACTGGCGTACTTGGCTGCTGTGGTCTCGCTGTCTGTGTCGAAGAAAAAATAAGCTGCCTTCGGTACGCTCTCCTCTTCCAGCGTGATAAGCCAGCCACCCTCGGTGTCGTCTGAGTACTTGTCGTTCTCGCCTGCACTTGCCTTCAGTGCCTGCGCATATCCGAACACCTGATACTCTGCCTTTCCGTCCGTTCCCTTAGAGAGATTGCGAAGGATGATAACGAACTTTCCATTCGCCAGTCCGTCAATGATATTTGCGCAAACGTCAGGTGTGTTAGCCAATACCACGACTGCTACGGTATTCTTCCAGCTGTTGCGATACGTGCCAACGGTCAGCTCGGTCTTGGTTCCAGTGAATGGCTTGCTGCCTTCCTGCCGGATAGCGTATGCTTTCTTGCCAGTCTTCAAAACTAATGTTTTAATTATATTGCCCGCTACAACGGACTTGGTGAAGTCGATGTCGTCTCGGTTGATGATAAGTCCATCGCCCTCCAGTCCCTTTGTTACTTGGTCTTCGCAAGGGATGATGATGTCCTGGGCGATAAGGCTCTCGCAAGTTGTTGCCATATTAATTCGTTTTAAATTGTTATATCCCCAACACCGTTTTGTGGGTGTTGAGGATTGTCAAAATAACTTAATACTAAACTGAAAATTTGGAGCGATTAGTAAGCTGCATGGATCATGCCCTCTTCGAGGAGAGCCGTTCCAATCTTACCGGTAGCATAGAGATAGTTTCTGCGCTCCTTCTGGTCGAACCAGATGTCGAGGTCGCTAATGAGTGCATCGGCATCAGTGCCCACCATAAGGTGCTTAGGGTTACAGAATACCGCACGGTGTGGAAGGTTGACTGTCGTCTCGCCCTTCTCGTATGCGTTAATCATTCTATCCCAAATGCCGACACGAGCAATCTTCACTCCGTTGTAGGTCGCTACATCGAAGCCATCGAACACCTTCTCCCACGGCATAATATCGTGGTAGGTCTGCTTTATGTCGTAGGTCAATGCGTCAGCAAGCGAGCGTGTCATGAGCAACACTGCATCGCTATCGTCAATGATACGTGTGTCTACGTCCATCAAGATAGCGTCTACGACTGCTGTAGCTGCACCCTTCTTGCGCAATGCTGAAACCTGCGCTGCTGCCGTAGCCTCACTGTTGGCTGCGATGGTGGTATGGTTCTTTGTCGCTGTGGCTGTAAAGATGCGCTTGAACAGACCGTCACAAACGTTGAACATGCTAACGTCCGACCCTGCTGTCAGCTTGCCGCCACCTGCACCTGCCAATGCTGCCGCCTTGTCGCCAAACCAGCCGAAACGCCAAATCATCTGCTGCATGGCTCGCTGGAGTGCATCGGTGTAGATGGTCATGAAGTCTGTGCTGGTAAGGTCGCCAATGGCTGTACCAGTCTTAAGGCTGTATTCTGCGATTGAACCCTTCAATGCTTCGTAGCAAATCTTGATAGGAATCTCCCACTGTCCGAGTTCCCAACGCTTCTGAGAGTTGGCGATACCCTTCTCTTCGTAGGTAGGGTCGCAACCGCCACCTGCCTTACCGACCATTTCCATCTCACCGATAAGTGCGATTGGATCATTGTTCTTTACCTTCATGATGTTCACGAATGAAGAAAAATCCTCATCTTGGTAGAAGGTTTCCTGCACTGCATCCTTGATGCTTGCGAGGTTTTCCGGCTCGAGTTTAAGGTTCTCAAGCTGCTTTTTTGTAAATCCTGCCATTATTTTCTTTTGATTTAATGGGTTAATACTTGGTTACTTCTTGCCCTTTCTGTGGAGTTTGGCAAGTCTCTCCTTGATGGCGTTCTTGCCTTCCTCGACAGCGTTCACGTTGTCGCCTGCGCCCTTGCCGCTTGGCTGTCGCTGTGCTGGCTGGTAGTGGCTGCTGTAGCCTGCTAAAACCTTCTCAGCACCGCCTGCCATCTTCACGGCATTCAGGATGCGCATGTCTTCCTTGCTCTTTGCGAGTTTCTGTGCGCCTGCCAGCTGCGCCTTGGTGTCGTTCAACTGCTGCTTGAGTGCTGCAACCTGCTGTTTCAACTTGGCTACGGTGTCGTTGTCGGTGCTTGATGCGCTGCCGCCCTCACCGCCTTCACCGCCCTCATTGTCGGTGTCGTTGTCGGTGTTGTCTGCGGTCTGAATGTCGGTAATTACACCGTCCTCGACAACAATTGTCTTACCGTCCGGCATTTCAAACGTTCCGTCCGGACTTGCCTTGTCGCCAACTTGTGGATCTCCCTCTTCACGCTCAACGGTCAGAACTTGACCGTCCGATGTGTTGAGTTCCATCGCCTTTGGCTCTGCCTTGGCTTGTGGCTCTTCCACCACCTGCTCTGCTTCCTCCAGTGTCTTCACGCCCAACTTGGCGAGAATCTTGTCGAGGAGAGAAGCCTTTACTTCTGTCTTTTTCTCCATTGCTTTTGGATTTTGTTGTTTTGAATTAATAAAATTTTCGATATTGCGTTTTGATGCGCTTGCGCTGAGTGCTGGAACGGTGCTGCTGATAAGACCTAGGCGCAAAGCCTCGCTGGTGTTGATGAAGATGTCCTTATCCATCAGGGCTTGTATCTCTTCCCTATCGCACTCGCACCGCTCTACGTATGCGTCCACCATCTTATCCTGCCACATCTGCATTTCCTCGCCCAGGTTCTTCAAGTCCTTTGCGTTCAGCTGGTCGCCCAACCCCCAGCCAGGAACCCACGGATTGTGCAGCAGGAATGCAGCGTTCTCGTATGCCTTGCGGCTCTCCTTTGGTGCTGCGAGCATGATGATTGTTGCCATGGATGCTGCCTTGCCCTCAACGGTGCAGGAAATCTTCTTGCCGCTCTGCCGCAGTCGGTCGTATATCGCCCAACCTTCGACAACAGAGCCGCCATTGCAGAAGATGCGCATATCGATTGTATCATCGTCTTTCGGTATGCTTGCCGCAAAAGCATCTATGTCTTGAAAACATACGCAATCACCTCCCCACCATTGATACCAGAACTTGTTGTCTTGGCTGTCGATGTCGTTGTATATTCTGAGTTTTGCCATTGAATCGTGATTTTTTAAGTTTTAAAACGCTGCAAAGATACGATATTTTTCAATATGTTTATTTCATAAGCAGTTAATTTTTCTAAACAAGCCCAAATTTTGCGCTCTAAGCGGCTTTTATCGCCTTGGGTGTGTAACTTTACCACCTTCAAGCGAAAACCGCTCAGAACGCAAATCTTGATGAAATAACTGTAACCCTTAGAACCTGCCGATATTCTCTATCGTCTGCACTCTCCGCTGGGTGCGGTTTATCTCTTCCACGCTCACTACTGGCTGTGGAGCCATCTGATACCCTCTAGCTACAGCTGCCGCCAGCATATCCATGCCGATGTTGCTGCCTCCGTTGTTGGCTACGATAGGAACACCACCGCCTAGCTGGTTGAATGCGGATAATATAGGGCTGAACATCGATGTCGCCTTGGCGGTCATTACGCTCTCGCCATTTGAGAGCCTTGCCGGGATGCTGTCGCTCGTTCCAGTGCCCGAGCCTTGGACGTAGCCGCCAGTGGAGAAGCCCTTGACGAGTGCTTTTGCTCCTGCAAAGGCTGCCTTGATAAGTACCATTAATGCTGCTGCACTCGCAACACCTCCCCACGACTTGCTTGCAATCTCCTTGGCGAGGATCTGTGCATAGTAAGCGTTAACTGCTATCTCGATTGCGTCAAGTATTGATGTCAGCATCGATTTGAGGAATGAGTGCAGCGATTTATCCTCGCTCTCGAAGAACTCGGACAGACCGTCTCCCATGGTCTGTATCATGTCGCTCATCATTTTCAGTTGCTCTTCTGTCAAAGCTGCCTTTTTCTTGTTTGCTTCCTCTTGCTCCTTGACTTCTGCATCGCTCAAATCCTTCTGTAGCTGCTCCTGCACGGCTGAATAGTCCTTGTATGCGTCCAGCTTGCTCTGAAGGAAAGCCTTGTATCTCTCCAGCTTGGCTGTATCGTCTTCCTCTCCAGTGCCACCGTTCATGATGTCCGCATCCTTGCGTGCCTTCTCTGCGTCCTCGAACTCCTTGTTGAGTTCGTCAACAATCTCCTTGGCTTGATTCTTCAAGTCCGCTTTCGACTTAATCATGATGTCGAGAAGTTTTGCCTGCATTTCCTGCGCCTTTTCCGCTCCGATTTGTCCTGCCGCCACGTATGCGTCAATACTCCTAGCTACCATGTTCTTCTCCAGCTGTTCGAGGTCGTTGTTGTAGTCTCGCTCGTTGTCGTACATGCCTGCAAGGTATCGCTTCTTTGCGTCCATTACTTGCTCGTTGTACTGAAACTGGATAAGTGCAATCTGTGCCTGCAATTCCTTTTCCTGCTTCTTCCTGCGCTCTGCCTCTGCCTTTGCTTCCGCTTTCTCCTTGGCTATCTGTGCCTTGGTCTTGGCAGTGCTGCCCTTGGCTGCTGGTGTCGTTCCCTTGTTTCCGTTCGTTGGCTCGTTGCTGGTCGCTCCACCGTCTAGGTTCGCAAGTCTCAGATGGTTCAGTCTTCCGTTCACGGTGTTCTCGAATCCGTCAGCGAATGAGTTTCCTATCTCGATGCCAGCATTCTTGATGTCGTGCCATGCTTCCTTGATAGTGCCGGAAATGTCGAATATTTCCTTGAATCCCTTCTGTGCCTTGGATAGGTCGAAAGTCACGATACCTTCGAGAATATCAAGCATGCCCTTGGCTGCAAAGCCCATCCTTTTGAATGCGTCTATTCCGAGATTGCATACGAGTTTGATTGCGTTCCACATCAAGCGGAAACTTGTGCCGAGCGCATTGATTATCCCTCGCAACAGAAGGCTCTCGTTGTACCAGTCAATGAAGTAGTTGATAGTATTGAACAAGCCTTTCATTATCTGGATGAGAATCTTCGTGCCGAACATCTTACCCTTCTCGATCATCTCCTCGAATCCGTGCTGGCTCATATCGAACATTGACGAAAGGTAGCTGTTCAGTTCCTTGTGCAGCTTGATGTTCTCCAGCTGCGTCTCTCCCCACTCTCCGGTCTGCTTCTTCACTTCTTCGATGTCCGTTGTCATCGTGTCTAGCTGCTCGATGAGCTGTATACCAGCAGCCGCTCCCTGCTTACCGAATACGTTTTTCAGAATGTCGCCCACCTGCTGGCTGTCCGCTCCGAAGTCCTTCATCTTCGATGCCACCAGCTGGATGATGTCGAAGGTGTTCTTCGTGCCGTTGGCTAGGTCTTGCTGCACCTGCTTGCTGGATATGCCGATAGCATCAAGGCTTGCAGATGTTGCTGTGCTCATTTCACGGATTTTCTTACTAGCCATCGTGATAATGTCTAGACCCTTGTCGCTGAAAATGCCGCTTCGTGTCTGCTGCAATATCGCCACAAGCTGGTCTGCACCGATACCTGCATCGTGGAAGGTAGGTGCATATTGCTGTATCTTGTTGAGCATATCGCCCGATAGGTCTGCACCGCTTGCAAAGCCATCGTTGATAACCTTCATCGCTTCCTCTCCCGATAGGTGATAGTTGGCCATGAGATTGTCAGCTGTGGCGAGCACGTCATTGAAATCCTTTCCCATCGAATCTGCTGTGGCTGCGATGCTGTTCCTCATCGTCTCCAAAGCTTCCCCGGTGTAGCCAGTGAATTCCTTTGTCAGTCGTGTGGCTTCCATCAATCCCTTGTTGTAGTCATAGAACCACTTGAATGTCATACCAACGCCGACAACGCCAGCGAGTGCAGCAAAATAGGGATTCATAACCAAGCCGATTGCGGTCTTACCGAACGCCTTCAGCTTGTCTGTAAGTCCATCCATATTCTGCGCCAGTTTGATGATGTTGCTAACCTCGGTATCATTGACAATATCCATACCAAAGAACTCCGTCCCCTGCAGGTCATCTGCTGCTTGCATCATCGAGTTGTAGTAATTGCCAACGTTGCGATAATATCGTTGCGTCTCCTCCTCAGCCAACTTCAACTTGTCAGTTATCTCGTTGATATGCTGGGCTAGGGCTTGCCCCTTCGCTCCCTCACGTTCTGCCTTCGCCATTTCGTCATACTTCTTGGTGGCATTGGATAGCTGGGCACGCAACTGCTTCAAACTGCCCTCCTGCTCGTTCTCTGTGCGCACGTTGTTCTGGATCTCCTTCTGCAAGGCACGCACGTTGTACTGGTACTCCTTGATGGTTGCGTTGATGGCTTCCGTCTGCACCTTCATTTCGTTGGTCGTGATGGTCTTGTCTTTTTCCTGCTGCTGCAAGTCCTTGATGCTTGCCTTCAACTGGTCTATCTTCTCTTTGTATCTGATGATGCCATAGATTGCATCCTCGTACTTGACCTTGATGTCAAGAATCTGCTGTTTGTCTTCACTTACCATAGTTCTTTCTTTTTAGTTGTTCAACTCTATCATTGTAACCTCGCAATATCCGCTGCTTGTTGTCTTGATTTCTAGAACCGCAAAATACGCTCCATACTGGGCAAGGTACACTGGCTTCGTCTCGTCAAAATCCAGAATATCCAAGTCCGACAGATTGAGCCGCTCTGTGATTACGTGCGCCTTGGCGATGCTTGCTGCAAGCTGCTTGTACTTCGTATCGAATATGTTCTGAAGGTCAATACCAAATCGAAGTGCCGCTTGCTCCTTATCATCTCTTAGCGTCATTATTCGCTCCTTGCATCCCTTATACTCTCCACCATTCTTCATGCCGAAAGAATCCAGTGTTCTTATCGGTATGCGGTTGTCATCGCTGGCTGCAAAAGGTAGCGTCCACGTGTCCTGCTCGTAGTCCAAAGTTGGGTTGCTGATTGCGAGGTCTGCATCATAGTCCCCGGTTGTCTCTTCGTCTTCCTTCCACTTGTAGCGGTTGTGTTGCATGAAGTCTGAAACGGAATACTCGCTTTTTCGTGGTGCACCTTGGCGGTCATACGGAATGAGTTTTCCGCTCCAGTCGTAGGCGTTCGCCTTGTTTGCCCAAACTCTGGTAAACATGATAAACTGCACTTGCGTGCTGTTGGTCAGTTGCCTAGGGAACGAGCCAGTTATCAAAGCCAAAAACTTAATGAAGTTTGTTACCTCGATTTCGGGCAGGTTTATGCCGATAGGGAAACTTCCCCCAATCGGTACGCTGTCCCCACTCTTGACGCTGGCTGTGATTTTGCCGCCATAAACTGATGGCAGGTTGACTGTGTTCACTCCGTGCATGATAGTCTCAAACGTCAGTACATCGTCCTTCTTTAGCGATATTGTGTTCGTTCCTGCCGAAAGTAAATAAAGATAGCCATCTATAGCATAGCTGCGTAGTACGACCGGGTACTTAACCTGCCCATCCTCGTATTTCAAATCTCCGAACTCGTATTCCTGCGTGGATGCCTCACCTCCAGTAGTGCTTGGTGTTGTCACGGTCATTTTCACGCCCATAGGCAACTGAATCTCCGCTGCGTCTTCAAACTGATGTCTGACGTAGTATTGCACTTGCACATCAAAGGTCAGCTCGCAATCCTTTGTTATCGTCAGTTTCTGTACATCGCTGCCAGTGCTTGGTGTGACTGATGTCAATGAGTTGTTGACGGAAAAGGAAAGCGCACCCAGTCCGTCACGGCTCTTGACGTCTGCGGTCAGATCACCGATGATTGTCTTGTCGTCTGCCTTGTTGTTGATGATAGGCACAACAAGGTTGTTCAACATCTTCTTTGCTTCATCATCCTGCCAAACGAAAGATACGCCCGACTTCCTCGCTATCCTTGACAATAGCCAGTTTACGGTCACACATGGCTGCAAGAATTTTGGGGACGTTTTATATTCATCCACCGCCACATCATCGCCTACGAAATCCTCCTTATTATCGCCATCTATCATTTCGTGCATAGGTGTCAGCCCGGTAACTGATAGCGACAGAGTGCTGTAATATTCGGCAGGTGCATTCACTACGAGGTATGCAGCTCTAGCCTCTCCTCTGATGGTGTATACTTCCAGCCTCTCATCTTCTCCGCTCACGGATATAACCCGCATGTACTTATCCAGTACTGCATAGCTTCTGTAATCGCCCTTTCCTTGCGCTTGCACATTTGCCGTTGATGATGGCAAGAAAGGGATAAGAGCACAAATCGTGTCCGATGCGCTCTCTATCTTTCCGCTGATGTATTTCCCTACCTCTGTGCCAGTTCTAATGCGTCCACGGCTAGGCGAGTATTGTGTCGTGGTGTACTTGTTTTTCTGCACCAGATTAATACCAAAGTTATCTTTGCTTTCAATTCGGTATGGATTGTAATAAGCAAAGAATATCCCATTGCTCACGGCTTCCTCCCTGGTGTTTGGAGTGTTGTACTTTTCAAAAAGCACTCTGTCTGTCACTCCCAGTTCGTTCAGTTTCATTCCGCTCTCCAGTAGCTTCGTGAACGCTGGCATTATACCCCAATAGATTGAGACCTCGATATTTTCCTCGATGCTCAGAACGTTCAAACGTCCATCCTTGATAATTTGCACACCTCCACGGAAATAACTGCACTTATGGAAAATATAGGGGTATCTGCTGCCGCTCTTCGGTCTGTCCGCTTGCTGCAATACTGAAAGATTGTGCACCGTCCGTGGCAACTGGATGGTGTACGTGTAGTTCGAGGTCATTTTCGTGACGTCACGAAAAAGGTTGCTCTTGATGTCGAGCACCACATCGGTGTTCTCCGGCAAGTCCATCAAAACACCGTCAATGTAAAGTTGCTGGTCTATCATAGTCTCTGAACGTTAATGTTGTTAATAATCATTTCGCACACGAAATCCTGCAAGCAAGCTGTGCTCTTCGTGTAGCTTCCTGCCTTGATTGTTACGCTCATCCACATGTCTTCCTCTTGCTTCCAGTCTCCCCCTAGGTACATGTCAACGACTGGGCTGCTGGCTAGGTCTTGTAGCATATCGAACGTATCACTGTCAACCAACGGAGCACAAAGTTTGATTGAATCCGTACGCTCGTATCCCTGCCTTCTTCCATTATCGCCATAGTAGCCGTATAGATAATCGGCTAAATTGTTGCGTATGAAACTCAGGTCGCTGGCTATCTCCCTCGTTTCCTCCCCAGCCGCAAAGAGCCAATAGCGGATGAATCCGTGCCGGTCAATCCAACGCAGATAGATACCACTCTCAGCATCGTCTCTGTCGATGCGTAACAATAGTGACTGCTTACCTCCGGTGGTTAATCTGAAAGTAAGGTCGAAAGTATTGTCAAACGTTCCATGCTGAATCTCTCCATCATAATCGTATATGTTCCAGTATTTTGCACCACTCGGCAATGTGTCTGCGTTGAAGTCCATCATACCGTAAGTCGGAATCTCCAGTAGCTTATTGGGTGCTCCCTCGTAACCGATTAGTAGTTTGGTGTTCAACTTGCTTAAGTATATGCCAAAGGAGAACGGATAATGAGTAAACCATGTAAGCCGTTTGTAGCCGTTCCACGTCTCCCCATACTTTGGTGCGCCCCAAACCATGTTCGTAGTGAAATCGATGCTCGCAAGCTGTACGTTTCCGGCATCGTATGCGTTGACCTCGATACCCACGAGAATGTTTAGAACGCTGGGGTCATAGCTTATCGTCCAATCATAGGCTGCATTGATACGTCCGTCAAAAAGAGCTTGCACGTATGTCTTGAAGTCTGTTATGCACACACCGTTGAACGCCTCCACATTGTAGGCTCGTTCCTTGTTGCTACATCTGATTATTACCTCAATCCACGAAAGGTTACTTCCACTTGCTTTGATAATGCAAGGCAAAAATGCAAAGTATACTTCATCGGGGTAGAAAAAAGAATATCCGTTGTTCACTGTCTGTCTCATACCGTCTCATTGTTTAGTTTGATACTGCCCACCGACTGGTGGATTAAGAAAATAAGTCGCTGCCCGAGCCGCTTCATCGTGTCGGGCACAACGTTGCTGTATACGTCAGCCCTGCCACCCGTCCGGTGAAGTTTAGAACCCTTGTTGGCGATGGTGTGGGCGATGGCTCCTGCCATGCTCATGTCGCCACGCTCTTGTGGTGTATACTTGTGTGCCCGGTCGGTCTTGTAGGGTATAGGTGTGCCATGCAGTCCCTTGTCCTTCATCCACTGCCGGATGATGCCCCGAAAGCCGTATGGTATCTTTCCTGCCCTTCGTCCGGTCTCCAGTACTCCGAATGGCTTGTGTCCCCAGAGGATGGTTTCTTCCTCGCTGGGCTGCTCCACTTGAAGGCTTGCTATGGTGCGCCCTGATGCGTTCTGTCCGTTGATACGTATGTGGTTGATGATAAGCTGCCGTGCTCTCTCCACTTCCTCACGCATAATGAGCGATGCCGCCTTGGGGTCGAATTGAATACCTCCCTTGCTCATACCTCACACCCTCCTATACTCTGTGTCAGCTGAAGGGAGTACATTACGCCCGACACGATCGTGCTCAAACGCTCGATGATGGTCTCGTAGTACTGCTGCCCCTCCAGCGGTTCGAACTGGTGCGACTGGTTGATGGCTCGTATCATCTTCGCCCCTGCCACCTTCATTCGGTCGATGCACTCTCCGTTGTCTTCTCCTTCTGCTGCCCTCGGTACGGTGTCGAGATAAGCCAGGGCAACGTTCACGGTGTCGTATACCCTGCCGTTGCGTATCTCTGTCGTGCCGCTTGCTGGTATGATGCAGACGATTGCCGGATAGTTCAGTTTCTCCAGCTTGGTGTCTGCTGTGTCCCAGTCCTCAAATAGGTAGGTGTAGTCTGGTAGCGTGTCTGCTGCCAACTGCTTTAATGTTTCTCTGATTGTTGCCATAATTATCTAGATTTACGTTTCATTTCCTCTGCCTGCAACTTCTGCAGGTTCCGCTCGTACACGCTTCTCTTGTTGTCCATTTCCATGCACTTGTAGATGCGAAGCCATGGTGTTTTAAGAACTTGGTCGTGGTCGCTGATGCCCATCCTTACCGCATACCAGTCCAGCATACCGAATAAGCCAAAGCGCAGGGTATCGATGCCTGCCTCCTTCTCCAGTCGTGTTGGCTTCGCTGTGTCTGTGCTCTCGAAGAGCTTGTTGATGCGCTCGACCTCTGCTGTTACCCAGCCGATGAGCATAACGACATCAACCGCCCTAGCCTGCTCCACTTCCTTGTGGCTCAGACCGAGGACGGTTGTTACTATCTGATACAGACTTTCTTCGCTGTCTGATAGCTGGGAAAGGTCTATTAGCTGCCCGATGGATAGCTGGTTGAGATTGTCGGGCACTTGCTTTCCTCCAACGAAAGCTGGTCGTGGCTGCTTGCCGATTTTATAGCTGGTGTGCCTAGCAACTGCCAGCCAGTACTTGAATGTAGTGTTATTATCCATACGCTTTATATTTTTTATCGTTATCTTTGTCTCAATACGTGCGCCCTAGCCGTTCCATGGCTCGCTACGGATAACTTCTTCAAGGCTACGTATCGTATTGCGTCTATGCCGTGGTTAAATGCGTCTATAGGCTGGTTCGTGGTCTCTCCATCCCTTGACTTCTTCCACTTGTATTGCTGCATGTTCCCGATTATGCCGTGGCTGCGTCTTGTTATGTTGATGCGGAAACGCTTCAAGATGTCGATACCGTTGTTGATACTGTCCGCTCCCTTGGTGCTGCCGATTATCCACAGCCCTCGGTTGTGTATCTCCTGAATGCTCTTAGGCTCTGCCGAATCCGCAATGATAAGGTCACGTTTCGTCCGTCCTTGTTCCTTGCATCGGTCTGCGATGTCATCGTTCGTCATTCCAGGCTGGTAGATTTCTTCGTCCACCCATAACTCTCCGTGCGCCAATATAACGTGCTCCAGCGCAGTTGGGTCGTTGGTGAATCCGAAGTCCATACCCCTGCATTCCATCTTCCACTCCTCCCTTGGTGGCAGCTTGTCAACGATGCCCCAGTTGGTGAAGATAAGCCCGGTTATCTTTCCGGTCAGTCCTCTTGCGTAAACTCGCCACAGTTCGGGGTCGTCAATCTCTTCAATTTTCTTGTGTTCCTGCTCAGTCAGGAATCGGTTGTTTCGGTGGTCGCTCAGGATTAATCTGCAATCATCCCTGCCGATGATGTTGTTGTGTACCCAAAACCTTGCACTTGGGTTGTAGTCGATGAATACCTGCTTACGTGTTCGGATGGCAAGCTGCCAGAACACTTCGTAGGGTACACCGTTCGCCTCGTTCACGAACAGATAGTCTCGCTTACCGTTCTTGGCATCCTGCGCATCTTGGTAACTCTTGAACTCGATGATTGAACCGTTCTTTCCTCGGTAGCTACTGTCGCTCTTGTTGTTCTTGAACCAGTCCAGCAACTCTGCCCTTGTGTGCAGGATGGTGTCGAGGTCTCGCATGGCTCCCACCTTAAGGTTCGGGAGGTCTTGACCGCACACCGTGATAATTGCCATCGGATGCTCAAAAGAAAGCACTATAAGACGCTGCATGATGGTGTATGTCTTCCCCGAGGACGTGCCGCCCTGGTTCACAAGGAATCTCGGCTTCACGTCCGCATTCGGGTCATACAGTTCACCAATAACGTCAAATAGTGCCATACTTTCAAACAATAAAACTTAAAACAAAATTATGGTTAAATTATTCTTTATCCAATCCTTCACGCTCGATTACTTCCTGCTCGCTGGATGCGCACTGGTGTCCCGAGTTGATGTATCGTACCTCGATGCCGCCTTGGAAGCCTGCGTTCAGGTCGAGCACGACCTTATCAAGTCCGAGCAGCTTGCAAATCTGCGTCTCTGCCTTTAGGATGATGTCTAGGTAGCGTGGGTCTCCGAGACCTCGCTTCTCAGCATCGAACATTATCGCCTTGACGGTATCCATCGTTACCAACCCAGTGTCTGGATCCTTGTTAGGCAGTCCGACTTGTGTCTGTGTCTTGCTGTTATAGTCCGCTTTGGATTTCTCCCATGCGTCCCAGGCTTCACGTATCACCAGCTTCAACCTTGCCACCTCGCTTGTTATCTTTTCGTCTGTGTCGGTCAGTCTCTCTTCCCTCCACTCCTTCAATAACCGCTGAATATCGCAGTGCGCTTGATTGTATTTCGGTCTGTCGAGCCGCTTGCGAACCTCTGCCGTGATTTCTCGCTCCGTCCATCCCTTGCGGTATAGGGGTGCGATAATCTGCAGGCGGTTCTCGATGTCGATTTTCTGCGCTCGATGTTTGTTATTATTACCTTGTGGCATACGATTCTTTATTTAAAATTTCGCTCCGTTGTACTTGTATACGATGTTTCCCTCGCTGTCTCGTTCGTCAGCTGGTACCATTGCCCCTTCGAACATCTTGTATGGCGAGTGCGCTGCCTGCGGATTGTTCCAGCACCACTTCATGTAGTCGGCTGCGCTCATCGTGTAATACTTCGAACTTTTCTCTCTTGTTCCCATGTTCATCGCCTTATCCAGTTTCGCCCTCAAGAAAATCTCTGCATCCAGCTTGATGTCGCTCCACCTCACGTATCCCTTGCGCTTGCAAATGTTCAGTGCTTCGCACATCTGCCCCCTGCTGTAGTTCCACGTTGGCGGCAATCCGCAACAACTTCCGTTGTGGCAAAGTTCCTTGAAGTGTGCGTCCGATACATAAAAGCGCATTCCCAGCTGGTCGCACAGTTCCTTCATGTTCCTGAAGAACGGTTCTTTGACCTTGCGGTTCAGTCTCAGATAGCCGGACTGTACGCTGTACTTCTTGTAGAATGCGAGAATGTCGAAACCTGCCATCTTGCTGATGGTAGGCAACAATTCCCTCAATGTCGGGCTTCTTGTCTCGAGACAGAAGAATTCGGTGCTCAAAGCTGTAGCCCCTCTGTTGAATGCTTCCTTGATAAGGTCGAGGTACGTTGGCGTGCTCACTCCGATGATGAAGGGTCTCAGTCTCAGCGTTGCACCTCCTGCCCCTGCATTTGCGATGCGCTCGATGGCTTCCAGTCTTGCTTGTGGGCTTTCCACCCCTCGCTCTATTACTCTAGCCTTCTCTGCATCACTGGTGATGATTGAGAACTTGAAGTTCCAGTTCTTCTGCCCTCTGATCAAGTCCATGTATCGCTCATCCTTGGTGAACCATGCTCCCTTGGTCGAGAAGCAAAGCGGATAGTCTATATCCTTGAAGAAGCGCAAAAGTTCCAGTGTCGTTCCGTACTTACGTTCGAAGTTGTCGAACTGGTCGCTCATGCTTCCCCACTGCATAACCTTGCGAGCCTTGATGTATGGCGCAAAGTCTCCACCGTGCTTGTCGGGGTCAATGAACATTCGTTTGATGCGCTCAACGCTCACGTCTTTAACCTCCTTGTGCAGGTATTCCTTCTTCTTGCTGCCAATACCTCGCTGGTTCTGAGCAAAGCAATACATACAGCCAAAGCTGCAATTATTGTAAGTGTCAAAAGCCATTGGCATTGAGCAGTCGGGAAACTCGTATGTTATTCTTGGCGTGTTGCCATAATGTTCTGCCATAACAATATCATTTTACAAATAGTCAGTTATCGAAAGCGGAAGGGTAATGCGTGAACCTACGTACCTGCATTCGTTCTTCCTTGTTGCATGTTTCTTAACCAGTTTTGGATACTTGAAAAGTAATCGCTTGCAGCACCGTTCGTTAACGCTGTCACCTTTACTGTTCCATAGTTCGTGGCAACCACCTTTCGTGTGGAGTGTAGCTGTCAGAAACAAATCATTGAACCGGACAGTCTGGTTGCCCCTGCTTATATGATGCAGTATGAACTCGAAGTCTTCCTTTAAAGGCTGAAGTGTGTCGAATTTCTGTTCCGATGGGTCTACAATCCCCATAAAGCAACCAAGCATCTGCATATTGGTGGTAATTGTATTCTTCATGAAGAAAGTGTTGTCCAAAGTGTAGCACCCCCAAACCCTGCCGCCAATCTGCCTTGTAAGTTCGAAGGCGGTTCTTACTAACTTATCCATCTGTGCCTTTGTCTCAACGGTGTGCGTCTTGCGACTTCGGTCAATCCAGTTAATGGCTCGCACCTTGTCGCTGAGAATAACAACTCTCTGATTTTCGAGGTGTTCCACAATGTAGTCGAGTATGGCGTTTTTGTTGTCGCTGATATTCTTACCTTCTTGGTAGATTATCGTGGCCATATCCCCATAGATAGGTTCATACTCCTTGAAATCCTGCTCGCACTGCACCGCCAGCAGTATCTGCTCCTTCGGATAGCCAAAACTGTTCAGCAATCTCAACATCGGTTGTCTTTCCTTGCGGTTGTAGCTGGCTATGCCAAAATAAAAATCAAACCTTTTCATCTTCAATTCTCTTTCTTAGTTCCGTTGACGATAAACCATGCTCCCTGCTGGTGTACACGATAGGTATTCCAAGTTCCTCGCAGGTATGCTTTGCCGTGAAATCTCTCCCGATGTAGTCACTGCCGACAAAACGCACATCGATTGATGGTGCAAGAGTCTTGATGCAAAGGTCTAGGTCTCTCTCGCTCCCTAATGCGATGGTATCATCCACACCCTCGCAATGCTTCACTTGATACATGCGCTCAAACACCGATTGTATCGGTTCGTTCTTCCCTTGGCGGTCGTGCACACCACACATTACCCCAACGATGAGATAGTCGCAATGTTGCTTGCACTCCTGGATCATGGCAACGTGCCCTGCATGGAAAAGGTCGCCAACCACCGATGTAAAACCTACTTTCTTTCCGTTTCTCATATTTCGGCTGTATTAAAGTGTTCTATTAATCTGTTTGCAACATCAACCCTGCCGAGCTTCCTTGCGTAATAGAAGACACGGTAGAAATGGGTTCTTTCCAGTATCTTGATGGCTTCCAGTTCCTCGCTTGAAAATCTTGCATCGAAGTACTGCACAAGCCGCTGGTCGTGTTCCAGTCCGACAAGTCCTGCATCAAGCCACCGAAGGCTCGCTCTCACCTTTGCAGCATCCAAAAGCCAATTGCTGATTTCTTTCTTCTGCGATGGGTCGATGTAGATTAGCATGCCGCCACGTACGATGATGTTCGTCAGTGATAAATCACCATGGCAGAAAGTGCGTTTCTTTAGTATCTCGCATTCCGTGATGCCGTGGCAATCATACTCCAAACCCGAATCGCTGGCTCTCTTCTCGCAATAGTTCGAATAGCCTTGCAGGTCGTTCTCTCCATCAAGCGATGGAAAGTTTCTTATATCCTCTATGATGCGCCTAAGTACTCGAATATCCACTTTCCAGCACGCTGGTGTACCCGAAACGTACTGCATATATAACTTTCCAAGCTGCACACAATAAACGGCAGGAACGGCAATTCCGTAAGTTTTAGCCTGCTCGTACCACTCTGCCTGCTCTGCTACATTCTTTGCGGTCTTGACAACAATATCCCCGACACGCTCAACGGTCGCACCACTGAGCCCTCTGTAGCTTTCGATAGTGCTGGCTGCAAAGTCGTGCGCTGCCATTGCCTTATCGTCAATGTATAGGTCGCCAAGCGGTTTTCCGAAGATTATGCGGTCTACCTTGATGCCGTATCGCTGTAAGAAGCGTTCGATGGCAGGTCTGTTCTTCTTCTCTGCCATCTTCACATCTCCCTTGCAGCTGTTCATGCCCCTTGCAGTATGCAAGACAACCTCAACATCATTGAAAGTTTCTCTCATCTCTCCAAGCTTGTCGATTACAGACTGTATGGGCTGCGAGTGCTCGTAGTCTCTGTTCTCTGTCTTTGAGAGGGTATCATCTAGGTCAATTATTACTTTCATAGCTGAATTATTTTTGTAAATTTTCGCTTCTGCGTACGTCAAACGTTGAAGGTTGGTGATTGCACATTCAACGTGCTTTCGTACGTACCAGCGTATTTATTTCAGTTCCTCGCCTTCAATATCGTAGTTGCGCTTCTCGATTGCGTCAAGTCCAAGCATATCTGCAACGGCTTGTGCGTCCTCGCTGCGGTAAACGATGATGATGCGCTGCTCTTCGTCCTCTGCTGGCTCGTAGGTCGTGGCTTCCTGCTGGATTTCCCAGGGGTTCAACCCCCATCGCTGCATATCGTCCACATCAAATGCTCCCTTTAGCTTCTCCTCGTCCCAGCTGCCAAAATAGACGTTATCCTTGATGATGAACTCGTCCGTCTCTTCCTCGGATAGGCTGTCAGCAATAACGACCTCGACCTTTGGTTCTGCCTTCCACTTCTCCCAGTGGCTGCAAAGCTGCTGCTTCTCTCCATCGGTCAGTTTCACGGCAACGGCTTCTATTGCGTTCATGATAGCTTCGTCTTCCATCTGCTCGATGTTGAGCAGGGCACGGAAGCGCATGTTTCCTCCGAGGATAACTCGGTTCTCATTACAGACGATTGGTCTCATCTGCAACATCTTCGGAAACGTCAGAATACTCTCAACGAGTTTCTGCATCTGCTGTGGCTCAATGCTGCGTGGGTTGTCTTGGTTCTCCACCAGGTCGTGCAGGTTGATGTTCTCGATTTTATTCTTCTCCATTGTCTTCCTCCTTTCCTTCTTGTCTTGGTTTCAGTTCATCAAAGTTCCAGACGATGCGGTCGATATGATCAACTCCCAGCAACTTGGCAAGGAATGGCTCATCGGCTGGCTTGTAGTGAATGATTACGTTCTCACGTGGCAAAACGCCATCGCCCATTATCGTTGGCAAGTCGTCAGGAGTTAAGTCTTGACCTTCGATTTCAGGAGGTAGTTCCCCTGCGAATGGGTCGCCCTCTTGGTCGTCCTTGTCTTTCTTCTTGCACTTGCTGGTGCTGCTTGCTTCCACTGGTGCTGGGTTCCATACTGGCATACCCCAGTTCTGAAGCTGTGCGCTGTCCCATCGGTTCGCAAGGTCGTTGAAGTCCCAGTTGCCGAAGGATAGGTTGTCTTTTATCATAAACTCCTGCTTTTGCGCTTCTGTCAAGTCTGATGCGCTCACCACGGTAACTGTTGGCTGCTGCTGCCATCCCTGCCAATACTCCATCAATGCGGCTTGCTCCTCATCGGAAAGACGCTGCTCTGCATCCAGCTTTACTTGAATGCTTGCTTCGTCCATCGTGACAATGTGCTGCAAGGCTTTCAGTCTCATGTTACCACCCAATGCGTGGAATGTCTCATCAACAACAATCGGGCGCAGGGTCAACATTCTTGGGAACACAATGATGCTCTGCACAAGCTTCTGAAAGTTCGCTTGACTTATCTCTCTAGGGTTCGCCTCATTCTCGCTGACCCTCGATAGTGCGATTTCTTCTGTTTTCATTTTCTTCTTGTTTTAATTCCGAAACACATGCTTATCTGATAAACACTGGCGCAAAGATACGACTTTTTTGCTTTAGTTGTTCGCTCTTTGCCCACTTTTAACTTTTTCCAACACTTCGTTTTTATTTTATCCATCAAAGGCTCGGATGGTCTTCTGCAGGGTTGTCTGCGGTTTCTTTGGCTTCACTCTGACCTTGTATCCTGCACAGACCCATGCGAGGAGAAGTGCGTCTCTCTGGTCTTGGTTCATTCTCGGCATTTTCTCTCCTGCGCTTACAAAATAAGCAATTTCATCCTGCGTGATTTTTCCGTCTTTACCCTTCCAGCACTTCTTTAGCGGCTTGATGATTTCGCAGGGGATATTGTAGTGTTTGCAGCACTCTACGATAAGAATTCCGGTCTGATGGTTCATTCCGGTGGATCGTCCGATGGCTGCTGCCTTGACTGCTGTCATGAACCGATTAAGCACATGCCAGTTGCTTTTGTTGAGCCAGCCGCCTTCAATAACGACCTTAATCTTCTTGCAACTCTCGTTCATAGCCTTGAGGTAATCTATCAAAGCTGGGAAATTCATTTTATAGGCGAGAAACTTCTTGTCGTCAAAGACTGCTCCAACTCCGCTTTCCTGATTGTCGGGGTCGATTCCAATTATAACTGTTCCTTTTTCCATTTTTTCTTTAAAGTAATTATTTCGTTTAAATTTCACGCATAAGCGTTTATCTTGTTTTGCTGGTGTAGTTTATTATCCAACACCCTTTACGTGCGCATATACGTGCGCACATGCGTTATTATCCCTATCTTTCCCCTACCCCTTTCTTTCCCTTCTTTTCGGTTGCGATAGAGAAAGCTGGCAGGGATTCCGGAAGTTGTGCCTGCGCTTGCAAAATAAATGAATAACTTAATGAATGAATTTTTTGCAGGGTTCTTCCTTCTTCCACCGCCAGCCGAATGAATAAAAGCATAATTTCTAACGATTTCTTTTTCTTACTTCTTCATGTACCACCTCGCTTTCTTTGTTTTGAAGTCAGACTTCGGGAGATACGTTTCCGGCTCTCATATCTTAATTTCAAGATGTTATAAGTTTATTTGTTTTGATAGAGAGCCATCCCCTTCTGTCCTCGCTGGTTAAAAACTCTATTATTGAACTCACGACCGATTATTCTTTTTGTTTTCTAGCAGCCATGCCAGATGCGCTGCCTGCTGCGGATTCTTGAACATGGAAAGAGCCTTCTCTACGTCCGGCTTCTTCCTCTCACGCATCGCTCTGTCAGCTACCCGGTTCTTTGTACCGTAGTTCCGGTAGTGCTTACTCCAGTACTCTTTCTGATACGCCCGGTATTTTTCCCGGTTTCTCTTTCGCCACTCCTTCGTGGCTCTGAGGATCTGTTCCCGGTGTTCCTGGTAGTACGCTCTGTTCTTCTCCCTTGTTGCGAAATCGCTCATTGCATTCAAGTATTACCTGATGTTCTACATATTGCTTGCGTGCCGGGCAGTATATGCCATTTATGCAGTTTCGCCCGGCATCGCAAGCCTTGCATAATTCACTCGCCATACGTCCTAGAATGGTAAGTCTACGAAATCGTAGTCAGTGAAGGCAAAATTCTCATGCCCCTCGTATGGGATGCAGCTGGTGAAGTCTGCTGTTTTTCCGCTATGTAAAGGCAAGACGTTGTATCTAGCCGCAAAATCCTCTCCACGGTCTCGGATAAAGAACGCTGGGAGCCACTTGAAACCTTTTCCGCACCTTACAAGAACTTTGTCAAAGGTCTTGAAGGCTGGCTGCTTCCTCGCTTCCTTCTCTTTCTTCCAGATGGCATAATGCTTGTTGAACAGTTCGACTTCGTTCTCTGTCGCTTCTCGAAGTTCCGTGTTAACGCTGATACGCAGGTCGAAGGCTTGGTCGGTCACGAACTTCTCGTTCTCGATTTCGTACTGGTTTCCGAATGTCAGCGTATCTTCGCTTTCGTTCTTGTCGATAAGTTCTCCTATGATTGCCAGCTCTCCGTCCTCGTCTCTCTCATGGAAAACGTAAAGTTTGCCAATTTCAAACGCTGGCTTCAAGCTCACAATCTGTTTCTTCTCACTATCCCAGCGTTTGCCTTCCTTTGCGAGAGCATCAAAGAGTTGCTGCTTTTCCGAGTCCGTAGCAAGGCGAAGTTCAATATCTCCAACATCTTCTCTGAATGGTTCTTCTAGAAGGAGCTCATCATTCTGGCAAAGAACTGCATGGAATCCTATATATGCCTCTTGTCTCGATTGGAATATAGCAATATGTGTACATTTTCGTACCACAAGGGCTACTATATCCCCATCCTTGAACTCAGGATGAGGTTTCTCAATCTCCAGGGTTTCCCGGTTCAGCTTTCCACCAAAATGCTTCTCTAAAGTGTTGATGTAAGTCTGGGTTTTATCATCGCTAGCTTTCCTAAACGTAAAAGTTATCATTTCAGATACTTCTTTGCTATAATCTTCGAAACATTCTTTCCACAGATAATGCTTGCCTTTAAATCTTGTGTAGCGATTATCTTTAAACCCTTCAAAGATAACATGTATGTTGGCATCTCTATGAACAAGCACATCTCCCTTCTTGAATAACTTGCTCCAGTCTCTCATTTCCTTTGATGGGAAGAGCAGAATTTCTCCTTCTTTATAGATTTTTCCGTTCTTGTCGAAGAAGTGTTCTCTTCCAGCTTCGTCCTCAGTCCAGATTGCTTTCGCAATGTCCTTGTCGTTTGCCATTCCACTGTGCCACACCTTCCCACATATTGGCGTGTACAACTCTGTACCGTACTCTTCATTTTTGAGTATTTCGTAAATATCAATATCTTTCTGTTCCATTGTCTGAATGTTTTTTTATTGTTTATAACTTAACGTCTCCGAGTTTAAAATAAAGTTCCAGCAGTTCCTTGGTATTGAGCCAGAAATCGGTGTTGCCGATGTATACGTGATGTCGGTGTTCGTCCGTGATGATTTCTATCTTTTTCATATTTTTCGTTATTTAAAAAGTTCCTGCTGTGGATGAATGATGTCTGCTCGCTTCTTCTTAGCCGCCCAGAGAAGGAGGTTGGTGTTCTTGGTTCCAGCATTCTTCTCGAGGTCTCTGATGATGCAGGTCAGGGCATCGTGCTCCGCTTCCTTCTCATTACCGTAGAAGATGCTGAGAGTGTCGTATCTGCTCGGGTAGGCTACCGGGCTGTCGTACCAATGCTTTCCCTTCTGAATGCTGTAGCCCCATATCCAGCCGAACTGTGTATTGGCGGTCATTACCTTCCATCCCCAGTTGTCTGCACCCTCTGCGGCATACTCGATTACGTGCGGATTGATGCAAACATCGTAGATGTTGTACTTGAAGCCTTCGTGCTCTGCAACCGGCTTCTTGATGTCGTAGCTGTTATCGGTCAGCCATTTGCACCAATCGTTCGATGTCTTGAATACGAGCCCTGCGGCTCTGCATTCGTGAAAAAATAATTCATTCATGGCTATTCCTCCGTTTTTTGTTCATCCGTAATCAACTTGCGCAATCGAGATATAACCTTACTTGCGTTCTCATCATGCACCCCTTCGTAAAGTCCAAGATGCATCATAATGATGTTTAGCGCAGGGTCATCTATTTCAACAGCCCTTTCTGCAAGTATTTCAAGCACACGTGCCATAATCGTAAAAGTCACAGGATAAGGAGTACTTTTTGAACACTCTGCTATCTCTTTCAATAGCCTTGGCATATCAACCTTAAACACCATGTCGTTCATAACATAGTCCTGAACTTTCTTGCTTTTTATTTTCTTCATATCATTCATACTTCTAAATCTTTACGAAGTGTACGTCCTTGCGGTCTTCTCTTTCACTATTCAGACAAGCAAGATTCATACACATAATGCCTTCTCTCTTACCGTTCAAGATGCACTCGTGGCAGTTATATTCAGATAGACCTATATCCTCAACCACCTTGCAATTTACACCTTCAATGCTAATTGTCGACCCTACCGGGTATTCTGTCTTGAAGCATTCGTTGTTTACAATACATACTTCTTTTGCCATAATTCTTTGTTTAAAGTGTTTAAAATCTGTTTGCCTTATAATTTACCGCCCGAAGCGTAAAAACGGCTCAGAGCGGCTATTTTTGCCCTCATCCGTTATTTTTCGGGCTTCCAGTCGATGCCCAGCCGCTGCAGAACTCCACGTTCGTAGTATCTTGTCAGCGAATCCTTTGCAGGCTTGTTGTTCGGGTTCTTTTTCAAGTCTTCGAGGTTCTGCTGGATTACCCACCGGAACTTGTTGTCTTGGTTCTGCTGGCTCGATGGCTGCTGGTGCTTGGCTTGCTCGTAGAGTTCCCCGATGCTCGGTCTTGCCGTTGCCGCAGGATCCTGCGCCTTGACTGCTGCCGATTGCGGCTGCTGGCTTGTGGCTGGCTCGTTGTTGAAGTTGCCTTCCAGCACCTTTGCGAAATTCTGCTCATTACCGAATATCCAGTCGAACTTGCCGAGCCAGCCGTGCTTGTTGTTGCCGTTCATGAAGTCAGATGCCATCGCAATGTCAATTACCCGGTACAGAGTTTCCACGTCTCCCTTGCATTGACGAACCCTTGCCTTGACCATCACCTTGCGGTTCTCGGTCATGAGCGTAATAGGCGGCATCGCACTCTTCGTCTCATCATGCTTGCGGTTCCAGTATTCCTTGACGGCAGCATAGTCTATCTTTTGAGATTTTGAACCCTTGCCGCCACCGGGTGCTTCGGGCTTGACCGATGCACTCTGAATACCTTCTTTAGAAGGTTTATTATTTGTTTCTTTAGAAACATCATTAACATCTACATTATCATAAACATTATCATTTACATATTCATTATCATATAAGGTTTTTGAAAAAACCTCTTGGTTTTGTTTGGTTATTTCTGAAACCTCTTGGTTTTTATCTAAACCAATTGGTTTTTGTTTATCCTCTTGGTTTTTTCTTGGTCTGCCACCCTTTTTGCCATTGGCTCTCCATCGTTCTACCTTCTCTTCGTACTTGGCTTTATTCCGTTTCATATCGTCAACGATAAAACCGAAAGCCATACGCACGACTGGTTCGAGACTGATAGCCTCCCCATCCCTTGCGTAGAGAAATATCGCTCTCGTCAGTTGCCCGAGTTGTTCATCGGTCAGCCCCTCGATAAGAGCGTAGTATGATGTGTATAAGATAAATGAATCACTCATGATGTTTTATTCTGATAATGATAGTTTCTTTTCCAGCTTCCGTTTTAACACTGTGGCCATCCGGATTTTGTTCCGCTGGCTTGTGTCGGTCGGTGCTGTCACTTTCCCACCTAGGGAAATATAATTTCCTAACTGGAGAATTATATTCCTTAGGTCGGTTTTTGATATAGGAACAGCCATAAGCCCTGCCTTTACTTAATTAGCAATCTCCGTGCTCCCTGCACCTGCTTGATGTACTTTGCGCACGCTTTGGGATGGTCTGCCTGAAAAGCCTTGGCATCGAACTTCTCGCTTGCCTTCGGTGCTTTCCACGTTGCCAGCATCTTGCCGTTTCCGTCCACGATGCTCTCTGCGTCCCCGAAGAACAGCTTCAAGTTGTCCTCAATCTCATCCTGCTCGGTCTCCAGTTTCTTGTTCTGAACCTTGAGTTCCTTGAGCCTAGCAATCTGTTCGAGTATCTCCTTCGTTGCGGTCACTTCCTTGCCAGCTACATGTAGAGGAGACTTTAGGAGAACGTCTTGTGCACTGTAGGCTGGCGGCTCTTGGTTTCCCACGATGTAGTCAAGCCAGAACTTGGTTATCTCGTCCCTCATCCATCCGAAGAATTCGGGGTCGAAGTCGATGTCACGGTAGCCGAACTCCCTGCCTGCTGTCAGCCAGGCAAGTGCTCCGTCCTTGTATTCGCCCACTCCGAGGTTCATCTGAAGCTGGCAGAACCAATGCTTCGGAAGGTCGTCTGCATCTATCTGCATCTGCGTGGTCTTGCACTCGAGGATGCTCTTGCTCGCTTCGTTGTGCGTTGCCCCGGTTCTCCAGAAGGTGCGGTCTGGACTTACTCTCAGATACGGAGTATCGGTGTTCGTGATGGTGTAGTCGTCAGTCGATGCCTTGATGATGTGGCAGTGGCTCTCTCGCTTGAAGAACTGTGCAACGGCATCCTCAAGCAGGTGTCCTGCAACCATCGCAAAGTTCTCAACCTTTGGTGGGTCGATACCCTTCTTGCGTCTCCACAACTGGTATGGTGTTTCCCATGGGTTCAGTCCCAGTACTGTGCCTGCCTCTGATGCTCCTATTCCCTTTGAGCGGTTCTGCAACCACTCCTCTCTGCTTTTGTATTTTATTATCTGTTTCATTGTCTGAATGTCTTATTTATCAAAAAAGAATTTTCTAGCTGCTGTAATAACGATCGTGCGAAGGAATTTATCCCTTTGCATTGCTTGAGCAATTCCATCTGCGAGGTAAGCGGTTTTACCGTGGTAAGCAATATGAAAATCGAATCCTTGGTTTCCGTCTTCATCTGCATCTCCAGTCGGCTCTATTGCAGCCTGCAGATAGCATCTTTCTTCTTCGGCTTCTTCTGCCCATGCCTTGTACCCATCTGCGGTTCTGCTAAAGTACTTGTCGATGGTGCTCTTGTGTTTCTGTTTGTTTTCTTTTTCTGCCATAATTTTTACTGAATGTTTAATAGTTGCCACGGCTTCCCTTGGTAGGTTATGATGGGAGCCCACCCCATAGGTTGTGCCGTGGCGGTTCGGGCAAACGTTATAACTTTATAAACTAAACTACTTTTTCGCTGCTGTGCCAGTCTTGCCTTGGCTGCGGTTCATTGCCTTCTCTGCCTTCTTCTGTGCGCTCTCGGCTGCTGCCTGCGCCTGCTGTGCGATTGCTTCCTGCTGCTTTGGCTTCTTGAAGGTCTCCTCTACTGTGGTCGTACCTTCCTTGATGGCGTTGTACACACCAGCCAGCTTCTGAATATCCTCTGCCGTGACTTCCTCGGCTGATTTCTTGCCCAGGTATTCCAGCAGCATAAGGTCTGTTACCTGGTACACTTGGAAGCAGGCTACGCAGCTCTTCCACTGGCTCTGTACGCCAGTCTGCTTGATGTGCTCGAGTGCCTTTGCCTGCACTTCCTTCACCACGCTTGCAATTAAGACCTGCGGCACGACCTTGCAGATTGCGTTGCGTTGAGCAATGGCAACTGCCGCATTGCCAACCACCACCTGCATATCCTGCGAGTAGGTGTAGCCCTTCGAGGTCAGAATGCTTCGCTTTACTTCGGTAGAGTATGCAACGTTGCTCTCTAGGTCATGGCATACGCCTTGTGCCGTGATGGTCTTGCCATCGTTTGCGATGATGCGGCCAGCGATGCGCAGGTTCTTCCAGCAGGCGGAAATGATTTCCGTAAACCTGACGCTAGGACCCTCGATTACTGTTGTCTTTCCGTTCTTGTCCGTGCGCTCCAGATGATAGAAGCAGTTGTAGGCTACATCATCGTCCATGGCTGCTAATGCTACCATGTTCTTCTTGCATTGCATGATGTCTCTCGGGAACTTGTGCGCTGTTGCAATCTGTCCGTCAATCTCCGAGCGGTTGATAGCTTCCAGCATTTCGCCACCGCTCACTTGAATAATTTCATTTTCCATAATTCGTTCTTTTTATTGTTCAACATAATCTTTTAATTAACTCTAGTGGAAGGCTGGGGATTCGAACCCCAGTTGACCGCCAAAACTTACCCCCCCTTGCCAGCTGCCGAGGGATGCCCTTCCGTTGCAGGGCGCACGCTGTCGTTTCCGCATATTACATGGTAAAAACAACTAATTTTAGATAACCTTGAAAAATGAGTTTTGCGTGCGCTCTTTGCCCTGCCGCTGCAGGGAGCCATATAATAATTGTTTAACATCGTAATCAAACCAGTTGAGCCATAAGGCTGTCGAGCCTGCTTTCCTCGAATGCGTCCATCGGGTCTTGGTCTGCGTATTGGCTGTTCTCCTCCAGCCAGTCGTCCATCACGTCTTGATAGTTAACGCAACCCTCGATAGCTTCCTCCAGCCGCTCGCTGTCGTTGTTGCTATTCTTGTGCGTCACGACCGCTACGTTCCCGGTCCTGTCGCACCATACGCAGATGTCGCCTGCCGTGGTCTTGATGTCTACCCTTGCAACCGCTGGTCGCTGTGGTTCACGGTCTAGCTCCAGCCAGATGGCATCGTACATCTTCTTCCTGCAATCCTCTATTATCTTCTTCATTCGTTACCTCCTCTCTGATTGAATAAGTAACTTTGGAAGGTCTCACGGCACGATTTCAATATATCATTATCTATTCCGTTCAGATGTATGAGCGGTATATTATCGAGTGCCACGTAAAGGTTGCCCTTAAACTCTCTGTACTGGATTCTTCGCTCTGCCTCCAAATAGCACTTATTGTTCAGTTTGCAGTGCTTTCTGGTCTTGCGGTTCGCATTCCAGTTAGTGATAAGCCAGCAGATGTCGGTATACTTCACGATCATCCTGCGCATATTGATTGATAACTTGCTCATAGGGCAATCCTCCAGACTTTTTTAATCTCGCTGCCCTCGAAAACCTTGCGGTTGTCGATTCTGCGGAACTTGACCTTAATCTTACCAGCCTGCAACCATCTGCGCAGGGTGTTGCGATGGATGCCAAGCACCTTGCAGGTCTCTGTCATGGTGTATCTGCCTGCGTCTGCTACCTTTGGTTCTTCGTTCGTCATAATTATGCCCTCCAAAAGATTAAAGTTACTAATACGATGGCAACTGCCAGGCTTATTACTTCGTCACTTGTGATAATCTCGATAAACTTCTTCATACGCTCTGAATGTTTAATGGTTCCACTTGATTATTTGCGTACGGCTGCACGTCTCTTCTTTGGTGTAATAACTCCAGCCTTGATGAGGATAACACGCACGTTTTGCTGGGTGCAACCAACACGCTGTGATACTGCGAGCATAATTCTGCTGTCTGAGGTCTCGGCAGGTGCTTTTGCTCGGAAATCTGCAAACATCGCTATGATGTTCTTCTTTCTTTCGTCCTGCTGCTTCTGCAACGGTGTTCGAAAATCATAATTAAAATTTTCTCCCATTTTATTTGTATTTTAAATTATTTTCTTTATCTTTGCAAATGAGTTTTTAAACTCGCTTTGTAATTCGGTTGCAAAAATACAAAAAGAAAATTGAAAAACAATTGTTTTGTGGTTGTTTTTAGTAAGTTTTTAATTAATTTTAAATTGATTTACAATTATGAGTGGAGAAGAATTAAAGCAGTATATAAAGCGTTCGGGCTTGACAATGAGCGATGTAGCTAGAGAACTGGGGACTACACCACAGAATGTGCAGGCTCGTCTTGGTCGCAAAACTATAAAAATTGATTTTATCCAAAAGATAAAGGAAATCATCGACAAGTGTGCCCCTCCCCTCCCTGCCGAGATGGAAGAGGCTGTTTTCGGTTCAAACGTCAATGGTTCGAACAGCTCCAATGTCTCCCAGTCAATAGGTAGTGATGCTGCCTTGGCTGCTGAGAATAAACTGCTGCGAGAACAGAATGAGTTCCTTCAAAGTCAAGTAAAAACGCTGCTTGCCATTGTGGGACAGAAATAATTTTGTAACTTTGCAAAATGAAAAAGTATGGTTAGTAAGTTAATTAAAGAGCACGACCGCAGGACGCTGCTTGCAACGTATCTGTACGGTGTCTCCAATCTGTTTATAAGCGGAACGGGCATTGGTGGGTTCTCACCATTGATTACTGGCGATGAGATAGGATTGTATAATATCCTTTTTATTGCCTTCGGTGTCATAGCGTCATTCGCCTTCGCTTATTTCGCTAATAATGTAATGAAGTATAATAATTCAAATGTTTAGATTATGGAACTAGCAACTTTATTTATGTTCATAGGTGCGGTTATCGGCACAGGTCTCGTGATTTGGTCTAAGACGAAATCGGGCGAGAAGTGGTTGCGTGAACTTTAGTTCTCGCTCAAGGTACAATATCAACTAAAATTCTAAGTAACGATGAAAGATGAGGATTTCATAGAGCGGAAGGAGAAGGTTCTTCTTGCCGCCCTCGGGAAAAGCTGGCTGTGGAAAGCCAGCAGGTTGATAATAGGCATTATCCCTCCAGTGGGTGCGCTTGTAATGCTGGTTCACTGCACTCTGCTCTCGTTCGGCATTCGGGCAAAACTCACAGAGTGGATATTCGACTGCTCACTGTTCGGGTTCATTGCCTGGATCATCGTCAGCCTTGCCTATGGCTTCTGCTGGGTGCATCGAGCGTTCGCTACATACGGAGTGCTGATTTCATTCTGCATCGACTTCCAGCGTTCTTTCGGGTTCGGTGTTTTTCGCCAGCCGCTGCAGCTGCTGATGGTCGCCCTAGGGCTGCTGCTCTTCTTCGTCTTCATCAAGAAAAAGGCTTGGAATGAGTTCTATGAAAGAAATATTAATCATTTAAACGAAAAGTAATATGAAAAAGATAATAATGTTATTCGTGCTTGCGCTTGCGTGCGTGGGTGTGCGTTCGCAAACTCTTTTATCTAGGAGTTATGACGTTTCTCCAGTTATTAGCTACACCGTTTTTGAGCCGCAAAAAGACACGGTGTATTACTGGCAGATAAACAATGTTAATTCAGCTAAGATGATTGAATCTTTCTATCTTAGGTTTCGTGGAAGAAACGAACTGCAAAGAACGCTCAAATTTCTTGTCTCACTTGAAGGTGAAGAAAAGGGTAGGACTTACAGGCTTGACGACACGATTGACGGAAACGAGGTAACAACTGGAAAGGTAGAAGGTTTCCTCTTTATCCCATCCGCAGAAGGTGTTACCATCGAAAACAAAAAAGGGTTTCTTCCATCCTCATCATTCTATACCTACAAAAGTCTAGCTGATGTTGCCAAAGGTGGCTTTGATGAAATTAAAAGAAAGAAACAACCTCGGCAATTCGTGTTTGAATGAAGTATCTTAGTGTTCTTCTCGCCTACGAGAAATACCTGCCAGTGCTTACCCCTTCCGAGGTGGATGGGCTGCTGACTTCTCGCCCCTCGCTGGCTCAGTTGCAGGACTGGTCGCAAAGATTGAATAATCATCGGGCAAGGCTGGAAAGCGTTTTCAGTCGTGCCTATCAAAAACAGAAAGATTATGGAAGATAAAAATCTGATGTCCGCTGATGTGGATATAGTAGTTCGTTTCTTCTCTGCCATCGACCGCCTGAAGGCTGATGGTTGCATTGGCGGTCTGAAGACAATAACCGACCGGTATGGTCTCAACCGCTGGAACATCATGTCCCTGCGAGACGAGCCTGCCGAGTACTACGGTCGCTTTCGTCCGTCTTGGGTTCAGTTCCTGGTACGTGATTACCACATCAACCCATACTGGCTGCTCCTTGGCTCGGGAGAGTTCTATGCAACTGGCTTCACGCCCGAAATCGTGAAAAACCTGAATAAAAACTGCACAAGGAAAAAGCAGTCTGCATAA